GACAGCCTATGCAGATAAAAGAATATGAGGGAGTCTTGTCAGAGTCTTTGCCAACACCAATAGATATATTTTCAGAAGAATTTAGAGTTATAGAAAGACCTTTAAATAAGATAATAATAAACTTCGCTCCTTCAACGAAACACCCGATTAATATGCCAAGTTCAAAAGGATGTGATGAAGTTTGTGCCATACTTTCAAAATTAAAACAGAAATACGGAGATAAAATAGAAATAGATTTCTATAGGAATGTTCCTCACTTGGAAGATTTAAAAAGGAAACAAAAGGCTCATATAGTGATAGATGATGTGGTTCACGAAACTTGGCATCTGACTGGATTATTTGGATTAAGTATGGGTTGCATTGTTTTTAATGGGATAAAAGAAAACGATTTTATTGATTTTTATAATAATAATTACGACAAGAAAACTGACAAGTCTCCTTTTGAAACAGCTAATCTTCAGACCTTGGAAAATAAATTAAGCGAAATAATAGAACTTCCAATAACTTCACTTATAGACAGACTTAATGCTTCACGCCAATGGATGGAAACCTACTATAATCCATCTGATTTGGTTAAATACTACCTAAAAGCATATAATATATAAACAACATAAAATAAAAGGAGAAATATAATGAAACCATTGTGCGGGACAGTGATTTTATTTGCCAGTTTAATTCTGTGTGTAGTTTCTTTTTGGAAAAGCGAATCACCTAAAAAAGTTCAAGCGGACAGCGGAACCCCAGTCATGGAATTAGTTTGTAAGACACCAAGCGGGTCACATGTTTATAGGTATATTACGAAAGACAAAGAATACATTTATGTTTATAGCAACGGCGGAATATCGGTGACAAAATGAACGGACAATCAGACAAAACAAGAAGACATATGTGCGTTGGGATTGTTTCTCACAAGTTAAGGTATTGTTCCAAATTTTGTTATATAGATGAGACCATGGATAGGTTTAAAACGATGATTACTTTGTCTTCCAATGAAAAGATAGTTAGCTATTCCGACAAATGCGAGATATGCTCTTCTAAAAAAGAAGAGGGCAGAAAAGAAAGTGAGGGGGGCAGGAGTGGGCTTTCTTAATGAAATACATGAAAATAGAAAAAAATCAAAACTTGGAATAACACAAGGCATTATGAATGTAATTGCTGAATTAAGTATAGAAACTCCGTCGAAAATAATAGTTGATGAAATAATGAGGTCAACTGAAATCAATGATTATCAAAAGTCGTTGTTGACAAAATTTATTCAAGAGTACGAAATGAGGAAGTAAGAGATGAAACTTAAGGATTTAAAATCTTATATTACTGAGTTTGAAGAGCAAGCAAAAGAGAACAACTCCAATATCGATGACTTTGATGTTGTTTTTTCAGATATGTTTTTTCACATTAGGGATTATACATTCAGATATGATAATTCAATTTCTGAGCCAGCTGTTGACCACAACTCAAAAGAATTTGTTATGTTTGGAAGAAGAGGCTCTAAGAACTTCAGGAAATATTTTGATTATGTGGAGAAGAAAAATGGATAATAAAACAATTGGATTGTCTAAGTGTGAAAGATGTGGGTGGCAAGGAACTTTAACGGAAGGGATAAAACATAAATGTCCAGATGTGGTTAAAAGAGAATTTGAAGCTGTATTTGAACGATGGATTCCTATTATTAGAAAATCTTTAGATAAAGAAAAAAAGAAGGAGGAGAAAAAGAAATGAAAAAAGAAAAGAAATTTTCAGATGTGAAGGACAGCGGGAAAAGGCAGAAGTTCTCAACAGGAGCGCAAAGGGACACTCAAGACGGTAAAGGTAGATTTGATTTGTTGCCTCCATATGCAATGTTCAGGCTTGCAAGACATTTTGAGAATGGAGCAAGAAAATATGATGATAACAACTGGAGAAAAGGAATTCCTTTGAAGAGATATCTTGAGTCTCTTGAAAGACATCTTGCGAAACTTAAAAGTGGAATGGATGATGAAGACCATGCTGCTGCGGTTGCTTGGAATATAATGTGTTTTATTGAGACACAAAAGGCAATTGAAGAAGATATTCTCCCAAAAGAACTTGATAATTTGACTGGAGAACAGAAGCTTATGCCTAAGAAGTGGGGGTAACAAATGAAAATTCTTTATGTTTATGGAGATGACGATTTTGCCGCCTTAACTTGGGAACAGAAAAACGATAAGTTTAAGAAAAATATTGTAAAGAAATTAAAAAAAGACGGAGACTGTTTTGAATTTGAAGAAGGATGTTTTGTTGTATTAAAAGAATTCGGAGATATTGATAAAAAATTCATTGAATTTCTTGGTGATTCAATTTTGGATTATGACCAGTGCAAGAACAATAATTTTTATGAAATAGGAGACTAAAATTGATTAAGACTATTTACAGTGACGTTGATGGAGTGATGACAGATGTTGAAAGGGATTATATGAAAGAGTTCGGAATCCTTCCTCCAAAAAACAACAAAGAATTTTATGACAAAACAAAATATGCGGCAACAAGCAACGCCAAGAGTAATTTTTGGACTCGACTTGGATGGAAAGAGGGCGGAAAAGAATATTGGAGAACATTGAAAAAAATATGTAAGGATAATAACATTGAGTTATTTATCTTAACAGCCCCTCCATCTTCAGAAGATTTAGACCCAACTTTCAGGAAAGGAAGGAAGGAATGGGTTTTAAAAAACCTTGGAGCAGAATGGTTGGATAAACTTATTTTTGAAAGGGACAAGCAAAAATATGCTAACCCACAATCCCTTTTGATTGATGACTTGGAAGGCAATATTAATAGATTCAAGGAAAACGGCGGAAAAACAATTAAATATACTGATTATGATTCTTTTATTGACGATTTTATTTCTTTAAAAATTATCGATTAAAACTTGACTTTCCGATTAAAAAGAGTTATATTATAGAATAGGCTTTCGATAGCACTACGATTCGCAAGTAAGTTTTGGAGTCCACGCCTTTACTGAAAAACGGACATTGCTTTGCTGAATAGACTAAGGCTGGCTGTAGGAGAGAGCTTGAAATATTAAGGAGAAATAAATGAAATACATTTCATTATTTAGTGGAATTGGTGGATTTGAGCAAGCTATTCATGCTGTCTTCCCAGATGCAGAATGTGTTGGATATTCGGAAATCAATCCGTATTCAATTTCTATATATAAGACTCACTTTCCAAATCATCCAGCCCTTGGAGATGTGACGAAAATTAATCCAAGTGAACTTCCAGATATTGATATGCTTGTTTTCGGAAGCCCTTGCACAGACCTTTCAATAGCGAAACAAGGAAGGGAAGGATTGAAGGGAGAACAGAGTAAATTGTTCTATAATGCCCTTGAGATTATGAGAGTAAAGAAACCCAAGTATGTTATTATGGAAAATGTAGAATCAATGTCAGATGAATCAAGAGATGCAATCACAAAAGAACTTGGATTCCCTCCGATTATGATTAATTCAGCACTCGTTTCCGCACAAACTCGCAAGCGTTATTTTTGGTGCAACTTCAAGGTTAATCTTCCTGAAGACAGACATATTTATTTAAAAGATATTCTTGAAGAAGATGTCGATGAGAAATATTTCCTTGACGAAAAAACAATCTATGAGAAACAAGGATTAAAAAAGATTCGTCTCGTAAACCCATCAAACAAAGCGGAAAGGATTGGAGAAATTTATCCTGGGCAAGCTGGAAGGATTTATTCTACGGAAGGAAAGTCTGTCTGCTTAAATGCGAATGGCGGCGGTCTTGGTGCAAAGACTGGAATGTATCTTGTCGATAAACCAGATAGAGTTGGAGAGGTTGGAACTGGATATCAAGGGGCAAGGATTTATTCAGAGAATGGAAAATCAATCGCTTTGTCAGCTACAAGTGGTGGCGGAAAAGGGAGTAAGACTGGGCTTTACGCTGTCGGATGTGCAAAAAGAAAGCGTGGAGAACTTGGCAAACTTCTTGAAATGAGAAAGGATGACAAGTCAAATTCTCTCACAACAATACAAACAGATTCAATGGTTATTGAAAAGATGGGAACATTGACAGAGGCTTTTGGAAGAGGCGGCTCATCGAAAGAATTTCTTACTATGGTAAGGAATATGGAAGAGGTTTGCGGAAGTGTAAGAAAACTCACTCCAGTTGAATGCGAAAGATTACAGAGCTTCCCAGATTATTGGACTTCTACTGGAATAAATGAAAAAGGCGAAGAGGTTGTTATCAGCGACTCTCAAAGATATCGTGCTTTGGGTAATGCCGTCAATATGGAAGTTGTAAAACATATTATGACTTGCATTACAAATCAAGATAAAATAACTGATATGAGGGTTGGAATAGAAACTAAAGAAGAAGAATTATTTTAAAGCATATTATATAGGGAGTCAAACAATGGGTATTTCAACTGACGGACAATTGTGTTTCGGAGTTCTTTTTGAAGACGGATATACTTTCCCTTGGGATGAAGAGCCTTGGAATGGAGATTCTGACAAATGGTGGCTGAAAGGTGTTCACGAATTTAAGCCTTCTTTTGAGATATATGATGGAGAAGGTGGTTATTTAAACGGAGAAAGACCATCACAAGAGTTGATTGACAAGTATTATAAAGAAGAAAAAGATTTTTTGGAAAAGGTCGGAGAGTTTCCAGTTAAAATGGAAAATTATTGTAGCGGTGAATATCCTATGTATATAATTACATTGGATTCAAAATCATATACAAACAACAGAGGAACTCCAAAAGAAATAAATCCAGAAACGGATTTTGTTGTTACTGACGAAGAGAAGAAAATTATAAGAGATTTCGTTGATACCTATATCAAACCAGAAGAGCCTATGGAAGCAAAATGGTATCTTTCAAGTTATTGGGGATAAAAATTAAACAAAGGAGTTTTATATGCCTAAAGTTCTTGTAGCGTGTGAGGAATCACAAGCAGTTACGATTGAATTAAGGAATTTGGGGATTGAAGCGTATTCGTGTGATATCGAACCTTGTAGTGGTGGGCATCCAGAGTGGCATTTGCAGAAAGATGTTTCTCCATTGCTTGAACAAGATTGGGACATGATTATCGCATTCCCGCCTTGCACACATTTGGCTGTAAGTGGAGCAGCTCACTTCGCAAAGAAAATTGCCGATGGAAGGCAACAGCAAGGTATTGATTTTTTTATGAAATTTGCAAATGCAAAATGCCCAAGGATTGCGATTGAGAATCCTATCGGAATTATGTCAAAGAAATGGAGAAAGCCAGACCAGATTATTCAGCCTTGGCAATTTGGAGATAAGTTTCAGAAATCAACTTGTCTTTGGTTGAAGGGGCTTCCAAAACTTGAACACACAGAAATTGTCGAAAAGGGAGAGTTCAAGGAATGGGTTGACCCCAAGACTGGAAAAACAAAAAGACAAGCAATGTGGTTTTTCAATGCTCTGTCTGCTAAGACTCCTCACGAAAGAGCAAAGATTAGGTCTAAAACCTTCCCCGGAATTGCGAAAGCCATGGCAAATCAGTGGTCAAAAATTTTGTTGGAGGGAAGTCCTATTGCAGAAGTTAAAGAAGAACAATTAAATCTAAATATATAAAGAGGTATTATGAAGATAATTTTCATTGATTGCGACGGAGTGCTTTCCACTGACAAGGAAGTAAATTCAGAGAAGAGATATAACGATGTTAAACCAGAGTATTATGGCTTCAAAAAGGAATGTGTTGAGCAGCTTAATAGAATAGTTGAAGAAACAGGAGCCAAGCTTGTTGCAAGTACAAGTTGGAGACTACATTGGAATTTCAATGACTTAAAAACGATTTTTAAAACCCTTGGAGTGAAGACTCCTTTGATAGATAAGACAGATGAGGTTTCTCTTGGAGGATATAGGTCAAAGGACGGAAATATGTATCGTCAGATTGACAAGGAAAGGGTTGTTGAAATAAGGAATTGGGTCAAAGAAAACGAGAAAGACATAGAATCGTGGTGTGCGATAGACGACTTTCCTATGTTTGGTCTTATGCCAAACATTGTCATAACTAATGAAAAGGATGGATTAACCCAAAAAGACGCAGATAAAGTCATAGCTATTTTAAATAAAAAAAATCAAAAATAACTTGACTTTCTTCTAAAAAATGATTACATTATAATATACTAAACAAAAGGAGTCGGAATATGGAAGGCAAAATTGTTTTCAAGGAATTCGACAACAAGTCAAAATGCAAGTGTGAAACTTGTGGAAACAAGTTCTTAGAAGATGATGAGATTTTTGTAGTGTGTGATGTTGATGAGAATGGAAAAACGACAGATAGAGTTTTCTGTAACCAGATGTGTGCTATCGAAAGGATTTAAAGATGAAAATAGACATAAACTCAATTTCAAAGGATGATTTTGTCATTCGAGAATTTGAGAAATTCGGAGAAAAGTTTTACCTTGTTTTTCCCCAGCATATGGGCTGCAAGTGGACTCAGGAAAACGCAATTTTCCGTTCTTCAATTTGGAATTCAAATGGCGAACTTGTTTCTGCTTCATTTAAGAAATTCACGAATTGGGGAGAAGCTCCGGAAGTTTTTCCTGTTCCATATGAGATTAAAAACTGCCAAATAATAGAAAAACTTGACGGTTCAACTTTAATCGTAAGCAAATACAAAGGAAATTTCTTTTTCAGGACAAGGGGAACATATGATGCTTCTTTCCTTGAATTAAATGGTGATGAAATAGAAATTTTCAAAAAGACACATTCAAAGTTACTGAATTCAGACAAGGAAAAAACTTGGGATTACTCTATTCTCTTTGAATGGACTTCCCCTAAAAATAAGATAATATTGAATTATGGAGACGAACCAAAATTTTATCTTATAGGAAAAGTTTTTCACAAGGATTATTCCTTGGAGTCACAGGCTAACCTTGATTTTATAGCTGAACTTTTTGATATGCCTCGACCAAAAGTATTTAAATATGATACTGTTTCAGAAATGATGGATGATGTCCATAACTGGAAAGGTCTTGAAGGGTGTGTCATTTATTCTAATCATGGACAGACTTTACATAAGACAAAATCAACTTGGTATTTGACGTTACATCGTTTGAAATCTGAAATAGCCACGGTTGAAAGCCTTATAAAGGTTTGGTATCGTTGGAATAAACCAGAATTCAAAGAGTTTTATGATATGATTACTGACCAGTTTGACTATGAATTAGCTCAACAAAACCTTGGAAATATTTCTAGGGTTTGTGATGTCCGAAAGGAAGTTGACAAGATTATTGACCACATGGTTTCTTTCATAAAAGATATGGAAGGAATGTCAAGGAAAGACCAGGCGATTAAAATTCTTGATTCATATGGGAAGACTTCCCGCTCAGGAATTGTATTTCATCTTCTTGATGGAAAACAGATTGAAGAAGATGAATATATAAAACTTATGATTCAAATTATGAGCAAATAGCCGTTGCGGTGTGGAAGGACACATTAGTAGCCAGAGACTTTTCTTTAATTAGGAAAGAAGTCTAAAAACCTTGACACAAAGGATTATCTGGGCAAAGGGTATAGCAGGTATCAAGCCCTGCCACGGCTTTATTTTTTAACGTAAGGAGCTTGCTGTGAATGTATTTTTAGGAACATTAATTATGTTGCTGGTGCTTTATTATGTAGTATTAATTTTTGTCTGTATTTTGGGAGATGAAGATTATATTACTACAAAAAAAGAACTTTTACTTT